ATGGCCCAGCGACCCAATGCGCCGCAGCCGTGTGGTGCCGCGAAGACGCAGCGCACCGAATCGGAGGCGGCACAGCACTGGACGACCACATTCCTTGCCGCCCTCGCCGACACGTCCAACGTGGCTGCGGCTGCGCGCAGGGCCAAGATCGACGTATCGACCGCCTATCATCGGAGGCGTCACGACCATGAATTCGAACGGCAATGGCAGGTTGCGCTGTGCGAGGGTTACGACAACCTCGAACTGGAACTGCTCTATCGGCTGCGCACCGGTGAATTGAAGAACGCGAAGCGGGCCAGCCGCAGCTTCGACAATGCCACCGCTTTCCGCCTGCTTGCCGCGCACCGCGAATCGGCAGTCCGCGAGCGGGCGCGGCGTGACCATGTAAGCTCCGCGGAGATCCGCGCCGCGATCGACCGAAAAGTCGACGAGTTGCGACGCCGCGTGATGGACGCGAAGGCACAGCGCGATGCTGCCGCCTTGAGCGGAGCCATCCTGCCCAAACCGCAGTCCGCTTCGTGAGCGCCGATCGCCTCGACTTTCTGCGTCACGACGAGCACCGGCTGGCCCATACACTGCCCGACATGCTGGACCCGTGTGAACGGGAAGCGTTGCTGGCGAACTGGCCGCTCTGGGCGCGGGCATCGCAGTTGCCACCGCAGGGTGACTGGCGCGTGTGGCTGATCATGGCGGGACGCGGCTTTGGCAAGACGCGTGCCGGCGCAGAATGGGTGCGGATGGTGGCCGAGCGCGACCATTCGGCGCGGATCGCACTGGTAGCATCGTCGCTGCACGAAGCGCGCAGTATCATGGCCGAAGGAGAAAGCGGGCTCATGGCGGTGAGCCCGCCGAACCTCAGGCCGCGCTATGAGCCGTCACTGCGCCGGATCGTCTGGCCCGGCGGCGCGCAGGCGCTGCTCTATTCAGCAGCGGAAGCGGAGGCGCTGCGTGGGCCGCAGCACAGCCATGCCTGGTGCGACGAGATTGCCAAGTGGGACGACAACCAGGGGCAAGCGCGGCGGTGCTGGGACAACCTCATGCTGGGCCTGCGACTGGGCAACGCGCCGCAGATCGTGGCGACAACCACTCCGCGTGCCGTGCCGCTTGTCAGGCGCCTGATGGCGCAAGTCGGCGACGGCGGCGATGTCGTGCTGACGCGCGGATCGACGTTGGAGAATGAAGCCAATCTGCCGGGACGGTTCATCGCCGATGTGACGCGGGAGTTTGGCGGAACCTTGCTGGGCCGGCAGGAGCTGGAAGGCGAGCTGATCGACGACCTGCCGGGTGCGCTTTGGACGCGCGGGCTGCTCGAAACCTGCCGCGAAGCTGGCGTGCTGCCGGGAATGACCCGTGTGATCGTGGGAGTCGACCCGCCGGCCAGCGCGGATGGCGATGCTTGCGGGATCGTGGTTTGCGGGCTGGGCACCGACGGCATCGCACGAGTGCTGGCGGATGCCTCGGTCGAAAAGCCGAGCCCCGAGCGCTGGGCCCGTGCGGTGGCCGAGGCCGCGCAGGCGTGGTCTGCCGACCGCGTCGTGGCGGAAGCCAACCAGGGCGGGGCGATGGTGGGCGCGGTGCTGCGGGCAGCCAATGCCGCGCTGCCGCTGCGGTTGGTGCATGCATCGCGCGGCAAGGCGGCGCGGGCCGAGCCGGTCGCGGCACTCTATGAAGCGGGACGAGTCCGCCACGCAGGGCTGTTCGCCCGGCTGGAGGACGAACTGTGCGGTCTGCTGCCGGGCGGGACTTATCAGGGTCCGGGTCGCTCACCTGACCGAGCCGATGCCTGCGTCTGGGCGCTGACCGAGCTGATGCTGGGTCGGAGCGGAGAGCCCCGCATCTGGATTGATTGAGGGGACGCCTCGCGGGCCTCCCCAAGTGAAGGCCCCCCCTCCCCGCTTGCGGGAGGGGGGAGAAGAAAGTGCACCTCCCGCTTGCGGGCAGGCGATTTGATGCTTCGAGCGCATTGAAAGGCTGGACATGTCGATTTTGCAGAGCCTCGCGGCGGCCTTCAAGGGCGCCGCGGTATCCGACCGTGCGCCCTTGGCACGCGGATTCATTTCACCTTGGGCCGAAGCGTTCCAGTGGCGGAGCGGTGAGGCACACGGGCCGCTGAACTACCCGGTAGCTATCCGCGAAGCCTACCTGAAGAACCCGGTGGCACAGCGCGCAGTGCGATTGGTCGCCGAGGGCGTGGGCAGTGCCCCGCTTTCGGCATCGGACCCGGAACTGATCCGGCTGGTCAGCGCAACCAGCGCGGGACAGGCGCTGCTGGAGACGCTGGCAAGCCAGCTGCTGCTGCATGGCAACGGCTATGTGCAGGTCTTGCGCGATGCCGATGGCCAGCCGGCCGAACTCTTTGCGCTGCGCCCGGAACGGGTGCGGGTCATCCCCGACGGCAAGGGCTGGCCGGCGGCGTTTGCCTATACGTTGGGCGAAACGACACTGCAGATCGATGCAGTGGACGAGTTCGGCCAGCCGAACCTGATCCACATTCGCGCGTTCCATCCCGCAGACGACCACTATGGTGCAGGTTGCCTGGAGGCCGCGGACGAAGCAGTGGCGATCCACAATGCCGCCGCACGGTGGAACCGGGCCTTGCTCGAGAACGCGGCGCGGCCATCGGGTGCGCTGGTATACGATCCCGGTGAACCGGGCGCAGCGCTGAGCGCGGATCAGTTCGAACGGATCAAGGCCGAGCTTGCCGCAGCGTTTTCGGGCGAGACCAATGCCGGTCGGCCGATGCTGCTCGAAGGCGGTCTAAAATGGCAGACGCTGGCGCTGAGCCCGGCTGACATGGACTTCGCGACGTTGAAAGCAGCGGCGGCGCGGGACATCGCGCTGGCCTTCGGCGTACCACCGATGCTGCTCGGACTGCCGGGGGACAACACCTATTCGAACTACAGAGAGGCCAACCGCGCGTTGTGGCGGCTGACGCTGCTACCGCTGACGGGCAAGATCCTCGATGCGCTGACCGAGGGGCTCGCCCCGTGGTTTACCGACGCGAAGATGGCGGTCGAGCTCGACCGGGTGCCTGCACTTGCCGAGGACCGGCAGGCCTTGTGGTCGCAGGTGACGGCGGCCGATTTCCTGACGCCTGCCGAGAAACGGCAGATGCTCGGCCTTGCGGAGAAGCTGGCATGAGGCGCGAGGACATGCTGGCAGGATTGCTGGCGCAGGCCGGGAGCGAGGGCTCCGAACTGATCACGCTGCGTGCGGTCGTGGAAGAAGCGAGCGAATTGGGGGCGGCGCGGGCACTGGAGCAGATGGGCCTCGCCGACGAAACCGCGCACGAAGATCTGGCTGAGCTGCGCGAACTGCTGCGGGCCTGGCGCGATGCCAAGGCGAGCGCGTGGAAAGCGGTGGTAGGCTGGGTGGTGCGCGGTGTGCTGGCGCTGCTGCTGCTGGGCATCGCCGTGCGGCTCGGCTCAGAGGATGTGCTGCGATGAGTGCGGACAGCGTTCAGGCGCCGTCTTCCCTGCGCTTTGCTGGCTATGCCGCGGTCTTTGGCAAGCGCGACAGCGGCGGCGACGTGATCGTGCCCGGCGCGTTCTCCCAGACGCTGGCGGCGCGCAGGGAAGCCGGCGTGCGGCTGCCGCTGTTGTGGCAGCATCGCACCGGCCAGCGGATCGGCTGGGTCGACCTTGCCGAAGAGGACCGCCACGGCCTGCGCGTCGTCGCCTCGCTTTCCCCCGGTGCCGGACCCGCCGCGAAGGCGCTGGCCGAGGGGGCCGTGAACGGTCTCTCGTTCGGATATCGGGTGCGCGATGCCGCGCCGCAGGGCGGCGGGCGCGAATTGCGCAGCGTCGACCTGATCGAAGTCAGCCTGGTGACCCGGCCCATGCAGCAGCTGGCCCGGGTCCACTATGTCGACAGCAAAGGCGGCCGATTGGCGCCCGCGTAACTCCCCTCGTTTTCGTTACCCCCGAAGAGGCCGCCCCGGAGCATCTTGCTCTGCAACGGCGGTCGCCATCAAGAAAGGACGTTCGGTTCCATGGACATCAACTCCCCCGAAGGCGCCATGATCGGCGCGATCGAGACCAAGGCCGACGCATTCGATGCGTCGTTCGATATCGTGACGCGCCAGGATGAGGCTGCCGCCGCCATCGAAGCGCTGCGCAGCGACATTGCCGAAGTAAAGGGCCGGCTCGACAAGGTGAACCGCGCTGCGGTCCGCCCGTTGATCGGCAGCACTGAAGTTGCCGATGCCTCCCCCGAGATGAAGGGCTTCGTCGATGGCTACCTGCGAATGGGCTGCGAGACCGAGCTCAAGAGCCTGTCAATCGCTTCGCCTGCAGACGGCGGCTTTGCCGTGCCCCGCACGATCGATGCCGAGATCGCGCGCCGCCTCGTCAAGCTCAGCCCGGTCCGCAGCGTTGCCAATGTGATCCAGACTAGCACGAGCGGCTTCCGCCGGCTGATCTCGATCGGCGGCACTGCATCGGGCTGGGCGAGCGAGACCGGTGCGCGCATCGAGACCGCCAGCCCGAAACTGGCCGAAATCGTGCCGCCGCTGGGTGAGCTCTATGCCAACCCCTCCGCCACACAGCAGATGCTCGACGACGCCGCATTTGATGTCAGCACCTGGCTGGCGAACGAGATCGCCACCGAGTTCGCCCGTGCCGAGGGTGCAGCCTTCATCAACGGCACCGGCACCAACCAGCCACGCGGTTTCCTGACCGGCCCGACGGCGGCGCAGAGCGACGCGGTCCGTCCGTTCGGTACGCTGCAGTTCGTCGCCTCGGGCAACGCCAATGCGTTCGACGCATCGCCTGAATCGAAACTGATCGACATGGTCTTCTCGATGAAGGCCGCGCTGCGTCAGGGCGCCGTGTGGATGATGAACTCGGCGACGCTGGCGGCGGTGCGCAAGCTGAAGTCGGCGGATGGTTCGTTCCTGTGGCAGGCCGGCATCGTCGATGGCCAGCCGAGCCGCCTGCTCGGTTATCCGGTGATCGAAGCCGAAGACATGCCAGACGTCGGGGCAGGCAACTTCCCGATCGCGTTCGGCAACTTCAAGGCCGGGTATCTGATCGCCGAGCGCACTGCGACGACGATCCTGCGCGATCCCTACACCAACAAGCCCTACGTCCAGTTCTATGCGACGCGCCGGGTGGGCGGCCAGGTGCTCGACAGCGATGCGATCAAGCTGCTGAAGATCTCGACCTGATCCGGTTGGGGCGGGCGCGCGAACCCCTGACGCGCCTGCCCCCGCGTCCGCGGCGCACCCCCTCACGCCGCGGACGCCCCCTTTCCTGTCCGGGATGTTTTCATCCCCAGAACACCGGAGATTGCCATGAAGCGGGCAATTACCGCGCCGCCGACGCTGGCACCGATGGCGCTCGCCGAACTCAAGGCATGGCTTGGCATCAGCACGACGCGCGAAGACGCGGAGCTGACAGGTCTGATCAGGACCGCGCTGGAGCTGTGCGAAGGATTTATCGGCATGATGCCGCTCGTAACGGACTGCGAAGAAGTGCTCCAAGCATGCGGCAACTGGCAATCGCTGGCGACGCGGCCGGTGAAAGCGATCTCCGGCGTTCTGGCGATAGCTGCCGATGGCACACGTACGGCGCTGGCAGCGACCGACTATGACATCGACATCGACGCTGAAGGCACCGGACGTGTGCGCCTGAACCGGCCGATCGATCAAACACGGGTCGCCGTGAAGTTCGCCGCCGGGATGGCCGAAGGGTGGGACACCTTGCCCGAAGCCATCCGGCAGGGACTGGTTCGGTGGGCCGCATACCAGCACCGCGACCGCGCGCGCGACAATGACAAGGCCATGGCCGGTCCGCCGGCTTCGGTCGCAGCGTTGTGGCGGCCGTGGCGCAGGATGCGCATCGCATGAGCAAGACCAGCAACAACTTTGTGCAGGTGCAGCAGCAGCTGATCGCAGCCGCACGGCAAATCGCCGAAGCCCGCGCCGCAGGCCGCGCGGCGGCAGACAACACCGCGAACTGGCGATCCGCCCGGTGGCTGTGGCCGCTGCAATGACAGGAGTGAGCAATGGAACTGGCTTTTCGTGCCGCAGTGGTTTCGTGGCTTGCTGCAGATCCGACGCTGGCCACGGGATTGAACGCGATCGTCGAAGAAGCCCCGCTCAGGACGGCGCTCCCGTGGCTGGCCCTGACGGCAAGCGCCAGTACGGACTGGAGCAATAAGAGTGGACGCGGCCGGGAAATCCGCGTCGCGCTCGAGCTCAACTACCGGGGCTATGAGCAACTTTCCGAAGCCAATCTGATCGGAGCCATCGAGGCACGGATGGAGAGCCTTCCGGCTGACCAGAGCGCCGCCGGTTTCCAGGTTGCCAGCCTCACATTTCTCAGGGCCCGGGCCGAACAGCGCGGTGAGGCGCTGCGCGTGCTGGTGCTCGAATACCGGGCACGGGTGCTTGCGGCCTGACCGCAGGGTCTGACGGCCGCACATCATGCAATCCTTCCAACCAGGAGAACCGACATGCCAGCACAGAAGGGAAGCGCCTTTCTGCTGAAGATCAGCGATGGCGCAGCGACGCCGACCTATAACACCGTGGCCGGGCTGCGCACGACGCAGATGTCTATCAACGGCGAACTGGTGGTGGTGACCAGCAAGGATTCCGGCGGGTGGCGCGAACTGCTCTCAGGCGCGGGGACCCGATCCGTGAGCGTAAGTGCTGCAGGGATCTTCCTTGGCAGCGCCGCTGAAGGTCAGGTCCTCGGCAATGCACTGGCAGGCACGATCACCGACTACGAGCTTTCGTTCGAGGGCGGCGAGAAGATGCGCGGCAAGTTCCTCGTCCAGAAGCTCGAATATGCCGGGGATTTCAATGGCGAGCGCAACTACACACTGTCGCTCGAAAGCTCTGGCCTGGTGGTGCAGGTATGAGCGGGGTGTCGATGACCGCTGCCGCTCCCAATCCGCACCGCGGCGAGGCCGGCCTGCTGCTGGACGGGGTAGCCCATGTGCTGCGCCCGACGTTTGGCGCATTGGTGGCGGCCGAAGAAGAACTGGGGCCGCTGTTTGGACTTGTCGAACGGGCGAGCGGGGGTGAACTGAAGCTCGCCGAAATGGTGGCGCTCTTCTGGCACTGTCTGGCGCACCCATCCGACCACAGCCGCGAAGATTTTGCCGAGGCCGTGACCAAGGCCGGCCTTTCTGCCTGCGCGCCCGCTTTGCGCAGCCTGCTGGTGCAGGTGCTGAAGGGCGGCGGATGAGCGCCAAGGCCGAAGCCCGCTTCGGCGAAGCGGCGATACGGCTGTCAGGTCAGGCTGCGCTGCTGATCGGCTGGTCGCCGCAGACATTCTGGACGGCCACGCCGGCTGAGCTTGCAGCGGTTGTCATGGCCGCCGCGCCGCCACCCGGTGACAGCATCGACCGGAGCACCCTGACCGCAATGATGGAGCGCGATGCGCATGGATAGTCTTTCTACGCTGGTCGTCGATGTGCGGGCCAGCACCGACGGTTTTGCTGCCGACATCGGCCAGATGCGCAGCAGCTTCGACTCGATCGTCGTCGACGGCTTCAGCCGCGGCGGCGACGTGCTCGAGCGTGGTCTGCTGAGTGCCGTACGGCGAGGAAGCCTGGGTTTCGAGGATCTTCGACGGACCGGCCTGAGGGTGCTCGACGACATCGCGGCGCAAGCCTTGCGCGGCGGGCTTGCCTCGATCGGGATTGGCGGTTCGGGCGGTGGCGGCGGCCTTGGAGGCGGCATCCTTGGCATCGGCAGCCTGATCAGCTCGATCTTCGGATTGCCCGGCCGAGCGACCGGCGGACCTGTCGCGCCAGGCCGCCCTTACCTCGTCGGCGAGCGCGGCCCGGAGCTGTTCATACCGACATCGGCCGGGCAGGTCGATCCGGGCAGCAGGGGCGGGGCGCGGTCCGTCAACGTCTCGATCAGGGTTGTTGCGCCCGAAGGCAGCAGCAGTCCGGAAAGTCTGCGCCGCTCCAGCCGTCAGGTAGCGCAAGCGGTGCGGCGCGCCCTTAGCGAATATTGAGAAGGAACGAGGAGCCATGAGCTTCTGGCTGGCAAAACGCCGTACCGTGCAGGCGACGGACACGATCCAACGGTTCGACCCGCGCTTCTGGATGGTGGATTTTCCGCGCCCGGCGATGGCGTCGGTGGTCACCACCGCGCCGGATACACTGCGGGTCGACGCCGTTTTCCAGAAGGCTAACGATCTGATCGGGCTGATCTGGGAAAGCGAGGACCGCTGGGACCACCCGCTGCTCGCCTACGATACGAACCGCGACTACGCGCGGCTGACACTGTCGTTCCGCTGGCGCTCGAACGGTGTGTTGCCGCTCGATGCAGTGAACGGACCGACGTTGACCATCGAGGGGCGAGACGCTGCGGGCAATCCCCGCGGATGGTATTTGCGGCTGTGGAACTATGCGGCAGGCACGCCGACCGATGCGGTCATCACGCTGCCGTTCTCGGCGCTGGCTGGGGGGTTCATCCTGCCGGGTGAGGCCGATCCGGTCTATCCGTCAGACATCGACCGCATGTTCATTTCGCTCGTCGCGCCGGGCTATGCGGCGACATCAACGACGCCGTTCGCGTCTGCCATTACAGGCTGGGCCGAGCTGAGCGCGATGCGCTGCAGCGGGCACAAGCCCATGCTGACCATCGGCGACGTGATGGTGCCGCCCCATGGGCTGAGCATGGCAACGGGCTATGACGACGGCTACAACCAGACGCCCGCGCGGCTGCTGCGTAGTGTGCGCGGCCTCGGCTATCGCGGCAGCATCAATCACTATGTGGGGATGAGCCACTTTTTTCCGCTGGCGCCAGACGGCGCGGGCGGTTTCGTGGTCGATCCTGCTTTGCCTGCATTCAATCCTGCGGCGGAACGTTGGCACCAGGCGTTCCTCTCCGGCGCGAAGGCGATGGGATACACGGTGATCCTCTCGCAATCGTTCGAGTTGCTGGCGCAGCACTGCCCCGCTGCCTGGCAACAACGCGCGGCCGATGGCAGCCCTGCCCGGACGGGCTGGTCACCGCCTTCGGCGCTGCTTTCACCGGCCAGTACGGCGGCGACGGCGTGGTTGCGCAAGGTGGCCGTGCGACTGGTTGGCCTGCTCACGGAAGCAGGCTTGCCGGTGCGCTATCAGGTTGGCGAGCCGTGGTGGTGGGTGACCGCCGATCGCAAGATCTGCCTCTATGATGATGCTACCAAGGCAGCCTTGGGCGGGAACCCGGTGGCCATTCCGGACCTCGGTGCAACACTGACCGCAACGCAGAAGGCGCTGCTCGATGCTGCCGGCGCCTTGCTCGCAAGCGCGACAGCAGGCCTGACGGCAGCCGTGCGGGCGGCGGCCGGAAGTGCGCCTTGCGAAACGCTGCTACTGGCATTCCTGCCGACCGTACTCGATCCCGCAACGCCCGAAGCGCGGCGCGCGAACTTGCCGACGGGATGGGCATCGCCAGCGTTCGATGTGCTCCAGCTAGAGGACTACGACTGGCTGACCGCCGGGTTCGAGGCGCGCAGGACGCGCGGGCGCGCGGAGGCAGAGGCGCGGCTCGGCTATCCACGGGCGCATCAGCACTACCTTTCCGGCTTCGTGCTCAATGCCGCTGATGCCGAAGCCATGTGGCCGCGTATCGATGCCGCAGCAAGCGAAGCGCAGGCGCTGGGCGTGGCGGAGACTTTCATCTGGGCGCTGCCCCAAGTGGCACGCGACGGCTTCACCCGCCTGCCAGGGGCCACAGCCGGTTCCACCAATGAGGAGGACATTATGCAGCCCTTCGACGACGTGCACTTTCCGATCGCGATCGGAAGATCCGCAACAGTGACCCCCGAGTTTTCGACCAACGTGACAATCACGGCTTCCGGCTTCGAACGGCGCAACAGCTTGTGGGCGGACGCGCGCCTGCGGTTTGACGTGGGACCGGGCGTGCGTTCTGAAGCCGAACTGGGAGAGCTCCTTACTTTCTTCCGTGCGCGTCGCGGGCAGGCCCGCGGTTTCCGCCTGCGCGACCCGTCGGACTTCAGCTCCAACGGGATGACCGGCCTACCTACCGCGCTCGACCAGACAATCGGGACCGGTGATGGGGCAAGAGCGCGCTTCCCACTGGTGAAGGTCTATGGTGAGGGCACTGATGCGCAGAAGCGGCGCATCACCCGCCCGCGCGCCGAGAGCGTGGTGGTCAGCATCGACGGCGTATCTGTGGCGAACTGGACTCTCGATGCACTGGGCGAGATCGTGTTCGCAGACGCCCCGGCTGCGGGCAAGATTGTCCGCGCCGGCTTCCTGTTCGACGTACCGGTCCGATTTGGCGAAGACCGGCTCGACATCTCCGGCGCGGCGTTTGCCGCCGGCGAGGCGCCGAGCGTGCCGCTGATCGAACTGCGCGAGGACGCCTGATATGCCGGAGAGCACACGGGTCTGGTTCAGCCAGACGCTCGAGACGGTTGCCATCTGGTGGCGGCTGGAACGGCGCGACGGGGTGACGCTGGGCTTCACCAGCCACGACAGGGACCTGTCCTTTGACGGCCTGCTTCATCGTACTGCGCCTGGGATGGTGCCTTCGGCCATTCGCCGGACAGCCGATTTCGAGGCCGACAGCGCCGAAGTGGCGGGTGCGCTCAGTCATGATTCCATTCGCGAGGAAGACCTTGCGGCGGGGCGGTTCGACGGGGGCTCGATTGCGATGGGGCTGGTCGACTGGGAAACGCTTGAGCGAATGACGCTTTATGCCGGCACCATCGGGGCAGTCGGCCATGAAGGGGCAGGGTTTTCGGCCGAGCTGCGTTCCGTGAAAGATCTTCTGTCGCGCCAGATCGTGCCGCGGACCGCGCCGACCTGCCGCGCGGAATTCTGTGCCGGCGGCTGCACGCTCTCTGCCCATGCGTTCACGCATCAGGCGACGCTAGCCGCCATTTCGGCGGATGGAGGAGCTGTGCGCGTGACAGGTGGGCCAGCAATCGGGCTGCTGGCCTTCGGAACACTGCGCTGGATCGATGGACCGGAAGCGGGGCTCGTCCGCCGGATCGAAGCGATCGAGGGGCCTTGGCTCATGCTTGATCGCACGACGGCTGCGGGCGTGAGTGCCGGAACGCGGATCGAGTTGCGCGAGGGGTGCGACCATACGCTGGGCACCTGCGCGGCGCGCTTCGGCAATGCCATCAACTTTCAGGGCGAACCGTTTCTGCCGGGGAACGATCTATTGACCCGCTATCCGGCAGCACAGCGGTGAACACCGCGCTTGCCGCGGCAGCCGCAAGCCTGATCGGCACACGTTTTCGCCTTCATGGCCGCGATCCTGGAACCGGCCTCGACTGCGTGGGCGTTGTGGCCGAAGCCATGCGTCGGGCGGGCAGCGAGCCGGTCGTGCCTGCCGGATACCGCCTGCGCACCGTTTCCGTGCACGGACTGCTGCCCTTTGCGCAGGCCAATCGCTTCAAGGCTGTCGCGCCATCGGACGCCGATGTGGTGCTGGTCATGGTGAGCCCGATCCAACCGCACCTTCTGGTCCGGACGGCAGGCGGCTTCATCCATGCCCACGCTGGCATAGGCCGGGTGACTTTCCTGCCGGATCCGTTGCCGTGGCCACCCACTGGTGGTTGGCGCGTGCCGACACCGCTGAACTCAACCGGGGACTGACATTCATGGCTACTTTGCTTCTGACCGCCGTCGGCACCGTATTCGGCGGCCCGATCGGCGGCTCGATCGGGGCGATCGTCGGTCGCCAGATCGACGGCGCAATCTTCGGCGGGGGGCGCAGGGTCGAAGGGCCGCGACTGAAAGACCTGACGGTCCAGACTTCGAGCTACGGCTCGGCACTTCCGCTCCACTTCGGCAAGATGCGGGCGGCAGGCAGCGTGATCTGGGCGACCGAACTGGTAGAACACAAGGATACGGCGAGCAGTGGCAAGGGCAGGCCGTCCGTCACCACCTATACCTATACGTCGTCGTTCGCTGTGGCCATCGGCAGCAGGCCGATCGCGGGAATCGGGCGGATCTGGGCGGACGGCAACTTGCTGCGCGGTGCAGGCGGCGATCTCAAAGTGGCCGGCAAGCTGCGCGTTCATCTTGGGCACGGCGACCAGGAAGCCGACCCGTTGATTGCCCAGGCGGAAGGCATCACGCAATGTCCGGGCTATCGCGGAATTGCCTATGCCGTATTCGAGGATCTGGCTCTGGCGGACTACGGAAACCGCATACCCTCGCTGACCTTCGAAATCCTCGCAGACCCGACCGGCACATCGATTGGCGCCGTTGCGCGAGCGATCCTGCCAGACGCAGCGGTAAGTCAGCTAGACGTAGGTCTTGCGGGATTCAGCATCGATCAGGGCTCTGCGGGAGACGCGCTTGCAGTGATCGCGGAGGCCGTGCCGATTGCTTGCGCAGTCTCAGGTGGCACACTGGCGATCCACGCGGCGGAACCCACCGGGCCTGCCTCACCCATCGCCCTGCCCAGTCCAGCCGCCGCGAACAAGGATGGTCGATCAACCGATGCCAAGGCCAGCGGTTGGTCACGCAAGCGCGAGCCCCTGCCCCGCGTGCGACAGTGCGGCGTGCGTTACTATGATGTGGCGCGCGACTACCAACCTGGGCTGCAACGCGGCATTGGCCGAAGCGAACAGGGCGACTTCCAGATCATCGAGCTTCCGGCAGCGCTTACAGCGGCCGATGCGCAAGTGCTTGCTGGCAATGCCAGCCGGCGCGCCACGCGCCCGGCTGATACGATCACGTACAGGGTTACCGAGATCGACCCTGCCATCGCCCCGGGTACATTCGTGAGCATACCGATCGCCTCCGGCCTTTGGCGCGTTGCACAGTGGGAGTGGCAGCAGGACGGGGTGCTGCTTTCGCTGACAGCAAGCCCATCAACCGGAGCTGCAACAGCGCCGACAACGGCCGCGACGGATCCAGGCCGGATCAATCCGCCGACGGACCTTGTCCAGACGCCGACCGTGCTCGAAGCATTTGCGCTGCCGTGGGACGGAACCGGAAGCGGTTTGACGTCCGCGGTCTTCGCCGCTGCATCGGGATCCGGCGGGGGATGGACCGGAGCAGCGCTGCTCGCTGATCTGGGTGGCGACGGAGGCGCGCTGACTTCAATTGGCTCTACAGGCCGGACAAGGGCCCGCATGGGCAGGACCTTGACTGCACTGCCCTCGGCATCACCCAATCTGCTTGATCGCCGATCGACCTTGGACGTGGTTCTGGCTGGTCTGGACCAGCAGCTTGCCGATGCCGACCTTGCCCAACTGCTGCAGGGCGCGAATCGGGCCCGGATAGGATCGGAAATAGCCCAGTTTGCTAGCGCGACGCCGCTTGGTGAGGGGGTGTGGCGTCTAGGCAATTGGCTGCGCGGCCGTGGAGGGACGGAATGGGCAGTAGGGTCACACCTCGCGGATGAACCATTCATACTGATCGACGACAGTCTGGTGCGCCTTGACCCTGCGCTGATCGGCGATCCCGCAACCACCCGAATCGTTGCTATGGGGCTGGGCGACGCCGCAGCGGTCAGCGTGCCAATCGAAGATCCGGGGGCGACGTTGCGTCCTCTCTCGCCGGTCCATGGCACGGCAGCATGGCGAGACGATGGTTCGATCGCGCTGACCTGGGTGCGGCGCGCGCGCGGGGCTCGGGCCTGGCTCAATGGTGTCGATACGCCGCTGAACGAGGAGTTCGAGCGCTGGGAGGTTACCATCGGAGATCCCGCCGCGCCCGTGCTGCTATGGCAAACAACAACTGCAGCGCTGGTGATCACGGCGGGGCAGGTTGCGGGGCTGCCAGCGGGTGCACCGCGTTATTTTGCCATACGTCAGATCGGGCGGAACGCCGCGTCCGTGCCGCTCCGCATCGACTTCCCCGGATGA